TAAACCCTTCAGTAGAAACAAATACATAATGATGACCAGTCTGTAATCCTTCTGATGCCAAAGCTCCAACCCATCCCGGGCCCTGAAGATATGCAGCCGAATTAGTAAAAAGTTGACCACCACCTTCGATTGCCAACTCCATAATCGCAATGATATCTAATGGTATTGTTCCCTCACTAATTTCCAAATCTGGATATGTCCATTCTACAATTGTTTGACCTGAACTCATATTTTGTTCAAATATATTATCTAATGATTCTCTTTTAACATAAACTTTAGCAATATTTCCAAATTGTGCAGGCATTGCCATAATACGAGCTTCGTAATCTTCTTTTGTAACACATCGTCTCTGTGTTGTGAAATGTGCCATAGCTCGGTGTCGTATTTCATCAACTGTTTCATATGGAGCTCCACCAGCAGCTGGTATTTCATTAGTTACAGTTAAAGTATTACTACCAATATCTGTACCATCGATATATGTTGGTGATGAAACTGTTGTCAAATCACCAGAATTAACATTAGTAGTTACACCACCACCAACTCTATACTTAACAGTTAATATTGTATGAGTTGGTGTTTCTCCTAATGTTGAATATTCATCACCAAGTAATGGATCAATCGATGTTTGTAAATCTTGTGGATTTCCAGGAACATTAATACCTACTTGCTCAACTTGTAAAAAACCATCACTCAATTCTTGACCAGATCTTAATATACCATTACCAAATACAATTGATGTTGTATTATCAGTATTTAATTCAGTTATAAATCTTTTATTTGTTCTTATATATTCTAATGAATATGGAATAGGTAAAATATTTTGAGGTGTGTTATCAATTAATGAAAATGCATTATCTCTATTATCACTAGTATAATGAGTTGCAATTGCTACTTGTTCTTGTGCTAAATAATCAACTTCATACCATTTATTACCATTCGAATCAGTCATACTTACTACTTCAATAACATTAGTTTCTGGTAATGTCAATTTCTTAAACTTTGTTGGAGTTCCTATCGTAAATTGTTTTGTTTTTGTTTCACCAGATACTGCCTTAACTTTTCTTGTTATTGTATATTCATTAACTAATCCACTGGTAGCATCAAACCCACTTTGTACAGCACTGTCACTTCCATATGAACCAGTTGTTCTAAAATCAACAATGTCAAGTGTCTCAAATATAATATTCGAATCAGATGTTGCCGTAACTTGTGCTCCCTTGTCAATTACTACACCCTGATTATGATTTGGTACTATATTATTAACATCTGTAGTATCTGAAGAAATTGTTTGTTTAAATGTTAATTCAACAAATGCTGGAAATATAGCTTGTGTTTTATATCCTAATGTTTTAGCTAAATTAATTACATTCCGTCTTTCTTCTGAAAGTGGTAACATCATTTCACGATACTGTTGGTCAATATAAAATGATAATACATCTCCAACATACGCTGACATTTCAATCAACATCATTCCAGGTGATGTCTCATTAAAATCACGATATGATGTTGGAAAATAAGTTTTAGCATAATTCATCAAAGATTGCTTAAACCCACTAAAATCTTTATTTAAATAATTAACATTACTTACTTTATATTCTTTATCCGAATATGGCATCATTAATCTCCTATTTCAACTTGAACTGATCCAAGAGTTGTTGGATCACGAGTTATATTAAATACTATAAATATGGTCATTTTATTCTTACCTACTGCATCGGTTTCTTCCATAGAAACATCAAGTTGTTTTACTTCAACAAAAGGTAACCAAAATCCTAAAGTAGTTAATATATCATTCTGTACCATAAGAACAGTTTCTTCTGTATATTGTTCAAACATATACTTTCTTAAATTCAAACCAAGTCTTGGTTGCATATATCTTTCACCTTGTTCTGTCTGTACAAGATTTCTGATATTATTCTTTACAGCTTCAATCGTTGTTGGTGTTGAAGCAAACCACCCACCAGCACCACCTGATTTTCTAAATGGTAAATCTATTCCAATAGAAATATTATCATCTCTATCTTCTATAAAAGGTTTTTTCTTTGTATCTCTAATCGCCATTATTATTCACCTACTATATTATCTTCCAATAATTTAACCTTCGTTAAATCTTCATTTGTTTCTGATCCGTCTACAGGATTTCTACCAATATAAGCATGACCCATTGACATCATAACACCACCCTGACCACCTTTTTTTTTATAATCTATTTTCGGTATAACAGTACCACCTTGTGATACTTTTTTAACTATATCACCAACCTGTTTTTCTACCGGTGCCATAACAGAAGAAGCTCCTGGTATTTTCTTAATACCATTAAATAATGGAGCATAAGGTCCAAGTAATGTGTTTGGTTTAACATTAGCTTCCATATCACCACTTGTAGATATTTCTTCAACTTCAAGTATAGCCTTCATCTCCGTTATTGTAAAAGTTTGTTTAGTTAAAAATTTAATTATAGCATCTGTTATACCACCAGCCAATATATCCATCTGTGGTGAAGTTGGTAATCCAGATGATTCCATGAACGCTTTTTTTATGTCAGACTTTAATCCCATTTATTATCCTCTTGATTTCTCACTTGCTTTTTCCATTGCCTTTAATGTTTGACTATAATCTTTTGTAAGATTATCCATTAATGTATCTGAAACATTATTATTATCTATCGGTCTTCCGTCTGGTGTAGTTTGTGGTAAAGGAACATTGTTTCCACCACCCATCACATCACCATATTGTTTTCTCATAATATTATTCATATCACTTGTTGTTTGAGTTCCACCACCCATTGTTTCCCATTCTGAATTTGCTGTTTCATTTAATACTTCATTCAATACTGAATTAGATGTATATTGTTTTTTCTCAACCATTTTTTTCTTTGGTTGTTTTTTAGTTATTGTTTTTTTCTTAACAGTCGGTTGCTTCAATTCACTTATAACTTCGTGAATTGACTTTGCAACTTCTTCTCTTACTATTTCTCTAACTATTGTTTTTAACTCTGATTTCTTCATATGACCTCCTATGGTTTTTGACCATTTTCTTCTATAAAATGATACTCACTCCAAAATTTTGGTTTGTTTAACTTACTTTTTAATGATTGTATTTTTGATATTGAACCTGGATCTGGTGGTCCAGACATTCCAGCTATACACCCTGTCATTTTTAATCCTTCTAAAATACCAACTATTTCATCAAGTATAACTTTCAATTGAGTTCCTAATACTATAGGTTCTTTTTTATCACCTGTCGCACCTTTCCCTAAATAAATATTTGATGATTCAATAATTGTCTCTTTATTTGTAGATATAGTTAAAGATTGTCCAGCACCTAAATGTATATGTTTAAATGAAGATAAAAATATACTATCCTTTTTAGAATTAAATGTTATTCTATCCGATGATTGTAATATCTGATTCCCTTTAATAGCATCTTCTTCTATATGACTACCATAATTATAAATAATTTTTTCAGCATCACCATCACCGTTTACAACTGAAACTAAATCACTCATAGGTCTTTTTGTTTCTAAATCAACATGATCTGATGATAATATAAATGGATCTAATACAATATCTTCACCATCAATTTTCGAATCATATGGAAAATGTTCTCTTATTGAACCAACTTGAAACATTGTAAATAATGAACCATCTTTTGAACTTTCAAATACATTCGAAAATAATCTACCATTAGATATGATAATATTTGGATTTATATTTCTACTACCAATACGAATACTATTTCCATGTCGTCCTTCAAATATCGTATCACCATGTATATCATTTACAGCTCTACCTTCTACTTCTCCATTTGGATGATCTAACTTATCATTATATTTCTTCTGTAATCTACTATGACCTGTTCTACCAAAATTAGGTGATGTTTTATCTACATTTTTAACCTTTTCTCCATCCTTATAAGATTTTTCTTGAACATTAAGATGATCAATATTCCAATTAGGATTATTTGTTGTATTTAATGGTCCTAAATAATATTGAATATTTCCAATTGTGCATAACAAAACTGGATCACCCTTTGCTGGTACATCAGACATCCCTCTAAATAATGGATAATATCTATTACTTTCACCAACAGTTCCACTCCGTGTAAAAGTTTTCTTCCCCACATGAGGTATTGCTAATATACTATTTATATTTCTTAAATTAGCAGCAAACGCTTGTGATTCAGAAGATGTTATTGTATCAATTACTATACCAGGAACAAATTGTAAATAAACAGGTATTGGTTTTCCTTTATTAAATAAAGAAGAATCTGTTTTAACATCTTTGTACGTTGTAAAAGTTGAACCCATTTAATTCCCCATAAAATGTTTTGTTGTTTCATCTTTTATCTTATTAAATCTATCACTCTCTTCTTGTAAATCATTTACAGTGTCTTGAAGTGTAGACATCAATTCTTCTTTTTCTTCATCTGATAATAACATACTCTCATCACTAGTACCATCAACTGATTTTGTCACTATCCGTTGTAATACTCCAGCTAGTTTCACAAGATGCTCATCATTCTTAATTGATACTTCCATATATTCTTTTATTATAGGTGCTATCATAACTACATCATCTACTGTTTGTATAAACCCATGAATTTCTTGAATTAACAAGTCAATCTGCTTTTTCTTATTCTGTGTGTTTTCATAGATATCTTTAGTCAAATCTTGAAATGATTTCCCATCAAATATCTCAATATCTTTTTTATTTTTCATTTTAAAATCCTCTATTACGAATAAATGTACCGATTCATATATAAATATTAAAAATGTAAAAATTGATGAAATAAAAAAAACCT